GTTGGCTCTCATAAGGTCTGCAAGTGCTTTCGGTATGCCCTCAGGGATAACGATAGGCGGTGGTGCAACGTCCTCAAAGCCGCTGAGATCAGTAAGAGGCTCGTTAGCTTTTGGCTCGTCTGCTTTCTGTTCTGTCTGTACAGGCTGTTTTGTCGTGGCATCTTCAACAGCTACTGCGGTAGCAACTGTAGCGGAACTGTTGCTGTGTTGCCCACTGAAAGTGAACAGGTGAGCTATACCACTATACTCAAAAGGCATTTCAGACGGAAGTCCGTCACGATTTTTAGCGTCCCAGCAAGGGTGATGTGTGGTGTACATAACACGGTCACCGCCCTGAGCCTTGAACTTCTTGCCGTCCTTATCCACAGCTACTGCATATGTTTTGTAGTTTGCAAACAGCACCATATCTGCCCATTCTTTCACAAGAGGCGATATCTGAGAAGAAGTTTTCTTGCCGAGTTTCAGTTCCCAGCGGTCATAAGCGCCCAGCTCGTCAGGCTGTTCAAACTTTCTCATCTGAGCGTGAGCCGTGAGCACAACGTTGATACCGCTGTCAACTACCTCCTGCAAGAGATTAAGAAACTTGCCTATCTCCTCTTTTTCGTAAACATAGCCGTTGCCGTAGCCGAAATCTTCAATGCCTTTCTTCTGATGAGCCGAGCAGATAGCTTCAATGCAAAGCTGTTCAGCCCAATCAAATGTATCAATGACAAGGGTCTTGCAGAGCCTGCCGTTCATAGCTTCCTTTACCTCGTTTTTGAGCATTTCCCAGCTTGTTGGCTTAGGGAAACGTCTGATGTTCAGCTTCTTTGTACTGCCCTCAGTATCAATAAATACAGGGTCGGGGAACTGAGCCGCAAAGGTGGATTTGCCTATGCCCTCAGGACCATATATCACGACTTTCTGTGCGGAGCTTACAACTCCTGATGTTATCTCATACATTAAAATGCACCTGCTTTCCAAGTTTTCGTTTCTGTGTTTTCTTCCTTATCATTGTCCATTGACCTGCCGTCTTCGATAATGATACTGCACTCGTCACCTGTGGAAACTCTTGTGGCTATCGCCTGCAAGCCCTGTGCTTCAAGCCACTTGCCGAAGTCATCAAGGGTGTCGGTATCCATTTGTTCAAGCTTGTCCAGCAGGACAAAGCCGCAGTCAGGGTTGAGCTTTCTCACGATAGAGGTAGCGACGATAAGCTGTTCTGCTCCGCTTATACTATCCCACTTATGCCCGTTATACACCAGCTCTCCGTCCTCAACGGAAAGTCCTTCAAGAGGCAGGTCGGCATTGCCCAGCAGGTCAGTTTTAGCCTGCCTTACGTCCTCTATCTGCTCAGTGAGATATGTATACTGTGAACGGTAGTCCTCAGCGTCTATCTCAGCTTTCTCCCTGTCGAGATTTGCTCTTATCTTCTTGTTCAGTTCCTCGATATCCGAGATATTCTTTTCAAGCTCCGCTGTGCTTTCGTCCACAAGGTCTTGAGCGTCAAGGCTTGCAAGCTTGAAGTTGTTCACTGCCGCTTCATAGCTTGCTTTTGCACGTTCATAGGCGGACTTAGCAATCTCCAACTGCTTTTCGTAGTATTCTTTCTGATCACGCTTACGCTGATTTTCGCCGTTGCGAGCAAGTATATCCTGCTGCTGTCTGATAAGCTCCGAAGCCGAAACAGGCTCGACAGGGACGTTTGCGTACACGGGCATTTCCTTTGCGAACTTAGACTTCTGGTCAGCTATCCTGCCGATAGCAGTACGCTGGTCATAGAGGGAGTGTTCCTTATGCTCCAACTGATAGAGCGTATCACCCACGCCGATTATTTTCAGCAGAGTTGAAGCTTTTTCCTTGCTCGACTGATTTATGAACTTAGGCAGGTCGAGGGCAAACTGTTCAACAAAGCTGTTCAAAAGCTGTTGACCGCCTTTTTTGCCTGTGCTGTCGGTGACTTTGAGAGAGCTGTTCTTGCCCGAACGCTCCACTACTATACCGTTGTCGAGGGTGATCTTCAAATGTGGTTCGACAACAGACCCCTCACGCTGAGGAGAGGACGGCTTATACTTGTCACCGCCAAGTGCCCAAGCGATAGCGTCAAGTACAGAGGTCTTGCCCTGCCTGTTCTTGCCGCCGATAACAGTAAGTCCATTCTTTGCAGGCTCAAGCTGTACGGCTTTTATCTTCTTTACGTTCTCAAATTCAAGCGAGTTTATTTTTACTGACATTTTTCATTCTCCTTCCACTGGCTTTCCATCCATTCATCAAACTTTTGCAGTTCTTCATCTGTCGGCTCGTCCTCAGGTCTGCCTTTGTCAAAACCGAGTGTACAACCACTTTCAAAGCAACAGCCTGCTAGGTCGGCAGAGCATTCCACGTCATCGCCATATTCACGATATCCCCAAGCGCAATCCTGACAGCACTTCATGACAGGGTCTACGCAACGTGTCGGTAAACCTTTCATTTGCAGTCGCCGCCTTTCAGCCTCTCGATGTTGTGCTTGAAAGCCTCAACATATCCTGTCAGGAATTCGTTTGGGTAATCATCGAGGGCTATTTTCGCCATTTCCTCTATTCCTTCTTGACAAATGTCAAGCAATGTGCTATCATCAAGGTGTGTTGAATTGGTATCTTTTGATACCACCTCAGAGCTTGTGCCTGTTGCCGCAGGTGCAAGCTCGTTTTCTTTTAGGTACTCTGCCAAATACGCACCACACTTAAAATCTTTTTCGCATAGCGGACAATTTTCGCAACTAACAGCAAATCCTGTACAGTACTCCACCGCCTTTTCAAACTCCTCTTTCGTTATCATCGTTATCCTCCTTAATATTTCCCCATTGTTCAGCCATTGCAAAAGCAATACCTTTAAACGTTTTGCTCCTTACCTTAGCACGATCTTTGCCAGAATGACGTGTTTCTTCCCATGTGCGTGATTTACCATTAGAATATCGTCCAAACAGCTTGCCATTATCAGGCTTGTCCCCTGTATATGTTGGTCGTAGGACAGGCAGCCCCTTTAGCCATAAACACGTCGCCTTTGTGACAAACTGTTCTGAGTCTTCCGGTCCGTTTGAAAACATATATGGGTGAATTATTTGATCTGCCTTTCTGAATACAGTATTCATACGCCCTATAGGGTTTTCCACTGCAATTTTCGGTGCGTTCGCCGACACAATCTGCATAAAAAATACTATTGATTCTTCACGGTGTTTCATACGCTCGACCACCTTTTCAGCAGGTGTGCATTTCAAACTATAGTGGCGTGTAGCCACGTTCGTAAGGTACGTACACGGTGGGTGTGCGATAATCATATCCCATGTTTCAACAGTATGCTGCTTGCCGTCACAGGTGAAGAAATCGGTATTGCCATTGATAATATCCAAAACATCATTGCATATATGCCATTCAGGGTGACCGCCTGAACACATCTGAATATCGCAGCTGTACGCTTCGTGTCCTTTCGCACGGAACGCTTTGCAGACCTCTTGAGATTCCTCACAGGCTATCAGAACTTTCATTGTTCTTATCCTCCTCATTTTCAAAACGTTTCCCCCAGTGTCTATCCACCACGCTCAGCACAAGATACATCACTACATCTATCCCTGCAAGCACAGCTATTGTTATCAGCAGTATTCCTACAATGTTCATTACCACTTTCCTTTCATTTCAACTTCGACCTTGACCACGGGTCTGCCTGCTTCTCTCACCGCACGCTTTATGCTCTCCTCTGCTTCCTCGTAGGCAGTTTCTTTTACGCTTACATACCACCTGTACGCTACATACATTGTAAGCACCACCAAGAGCGCTACCGCTGCGGCACATCTGATTATCTCTAGTACGGCTATCATTTTCTCACGTCCTTTCCGTAAAGTGTGCGGAGCTTTTTAAGCCTTTTCTCGAAGTTGTCGATATCAATACCCCACACCTCGTAGGCTATCTCGGTATTGACCGAGTGTGGCAACCATGACTTCACACCACGCTTTACCATTTCTTCCTTAACAGCTTTCTTGATCTTGATAGTCTGCGTTTCACCTGTGCCGAACAGCTCCTTGATATCCGAATTGGTTATTTCGGGCTTTTCATAGTACAGCCGCACTGCCATTTCAATGTCAGGTGACCTCATTTTTATTCCTCCTCGTTTTATATTTTGTGGCTGTTGGGTAGTATTATTGTCCGTCATCGTCTGTCAGCTCAAAAAGCAGCTTGCCTGTCAAAGACCAATACTGCGTGACCTCTCGATATGGGTCATTTTCTTTTCCTGAGCCTTTAAGTGCTTTTGTGACAATGACCTGTCTTGTCATTGCACTGTCGCAGCCCCTCAATTCAATGTTGTTTGTCATTGGTTCACCTTCTTTTTCTGTCTTATTACTGTTGATTTTATACTTACCGTTGCTGTACACGATCTCTACACCGAGTACATCTGCAATGTTTTCAGCAATACATCTACTGTCAT